AAAGTCTATATCAAGGTATTAACTTGTTATTTGTAGACGAACTTATTGACAACGGTTTAGATGCTAATGGTATTGAAAGTGCGTTAACTGTACTAAAAGGTATGGCAAGAGAACGTCATAAAAACGTGTTCTTAATTAGTCATAAAGAAGAACTAATTGGTCGTGTTAACAATGTACTTAGAGTTGTAAAAGAGAATAGTTTTACGTCGTACGATACAGATTTAGAAATACGATAAATGTATGCCACTTTATTTTTAGAGTGGCATTCTCACGACTAATAAATAGTTATTATATGGAATAGTTATGTCACCAAATGAAGAATTACACGAAGAAATAATGAAAGCATTTGACGAATACTTTCGCGCAAACCAACGTTGGGTTACAAAGCAATCCGAAGCCAGTGGCACGCAAGTACGTAAATGTTTGCAAGAACTTAAACGAGTTAGTCTTAAACTAAGACAACTCTGTGATCAGCAACGCATTGTTGTTCAGGATTGGAGATATGCAAATTTTTCCCCTAAACAACCTAGCAGACGTGCAATTGCTATGATAGCAGAACGTAATCAAAAGGCGTTAGATGCTAACAAAGATCAGGATAATTAAAGTAAAGAGGACTTTATGCCAAGTAAAAGCAAAACAAAAGGAAACAGTTGGGAAAACACGGTATCAAAACATTTAAGCTCACTGTATAGTGCATCTTTCATTCGTGTTCCGGGAAGTGGTGCATACATTGGAGGTAAGAATGCAGTGCGCAAAGACTTCTTACACGAAGGACAAATTCGTTCTATGAAAGGTGATATTGTACCGCCATTAAATTGGAAACACTTTAATGCTGAATGTAAATCGTATGCTGATTTTCCATTTCATCAATTGTTTACTGCAGGTGAAATTAAGATTTTAGATACTTGGATTGAGCAAACTTTAGAAGTTGCTGATACAGATGACTTTAATATTATCATGATGAAGTTTAATCGCAAAGGCTCTTATATTGCGTTTGAACATAAGCATATCAAAAAATTCAAACTACAAAAAAGTGTAGACTATTACTCTAAAAAGAACGGTAAATGGGTATTTACTGATTACGATTCTTTTTGGAATGCAAACCACGAAGTTGTTAAAACGTTGTGTTTAGCAAAATGATCAGTTGACTTTCCTTTCCTAATGCTGTATAATCGTTTCTAACAAGGTGGAGAAGACGTGCAGATAAATATTTGTTTAAAACTAACAACTATTATCTAACACAAAACACTATGGAAGAACTTGTAATAATTTATACAGACGGCGCATGTGTTCCAAATCCAGGTAAAGGCGGATGGGGAGCTACTATGCAATACAGAGACGTCATTAAAGAATTCTCTGGCGCAGATCCACAAACAACAAACAATCGCATGGAAATGCAAGCTGCTATCGAAGCACTTTCGCGTTTAAAAAGACCGTGCAATGTTAGAATATATTCTGATTCAAAATATCTTGTTGACGGTTTTACTCAATGGTTTCCTAATTGGAAAAAGAATAAGAAAACCGGTTACTTAAATCAAGATTTATGGTTAAAATTAGAAATTGTTGCTGCTGCACACACTATAGATTGGCAATGGGTTAAAGCTCATTCAGGTATTCCTGGTAACGAACGTGCTAACGATTTAGCAGAAGCTGCTGCTCGTAAGTAATCACTTTTAATCCCTTGTTCAAAACATATTTGTAAATACTAGACAAAACACACAAAACACTTTTATATTTCACACTAACATAAGGTTGGCAGGCCGGATTGTAATACTGCTGGGTCAAGTTCTGGAAACGAGAACCGCTGCTCAAATCGTTGATTGTGCAACGACTTTTAAACACTACCCTCACGCGAGAGGATGCCAAAAGCAACGTCCATTGACGTCAATGCTTTGTTTAATCGGAATGGTGGACTAGCTGTATTTGAAACAGAATACATAGTTCTTAAATCTGTAGAATACTAGTAATAGTAACAATTTCATAATGATATACATAGCACCTGAAAGTTATATCTTAAAAATACCTGTAAGTAGTGGTCCGGAGGTAGCCAATATGAGAGTCTACAGTCACGTAAAATCTTACTGCGATTCCATGGCGATGGGGTGAAATCATGCATCCAAGTTTATTAGGGTGCATCTGACTTCAAAAGTGATATCTATTATCTTTCATAATTAAAATATAAATTATTATTTCATATATAATTTAATTTTTTTCTTTCTTAAGTTTCTTTAGATAACAGTATTGAGCGATAGCGAAAATACAGATGAACGTTAGTTCATCTTTTAATATGAGAATTAATTTTTAATAAATATTCATATTATATAAGGGATATTACGAAAGGAAGTATCTATAAGGAATATTATGAAAATTCGAGAAATCACAACAAATCTTTATGAAGCACCTACATTTGGTCAATCACTTGATAGTGCAGTAACTGCAGGAGCAAATCGGTTAAGAAATGCAGTAGGCGGTCCTTCTACACCTAACAAGTTTGATGTAATTATTAAAAAATTAAAAAACACAACATATTGTGTAATTTTTATTAAACCAATTGCTGACTATTTTATGAATATGAATCATTGGGAAGAAGTTTTAAAAGATAAGCCTGCAGATCTTGAGCAACGAAGACAAATAGAGCGCGGTTATTTAATTACCGAGTTAGCTACAATTGCAGGTACATTAACCATGGGTGATGTTGGTATATTTCTCTTGTCTGAATTATTTGGATTTATACCAATTATAGGACCACTCCTAGGCAGAATATTTAAAACATTAGGTCCTGCTGTTCAAGCAGCTGCTATGTTATGGTTGTCGTCAGATGCAGGAAGAATTGCAATTAGTAATTTATTAGCTACATTAGTAGACGTAAAAATTGAAGATGTTCCTGGTTACGGATCAGATATCATTGATATGTTTAAGAAAGGGTTTGAATGGGCAAAGCAACATGTAGAACAAGGGTATCACGATATAACTACACCTGCCGATCCAAATGCACCAAAGCCAGACGCAGGAAAAACAGATACCCCAGCAGATCCAAACAGCCCATGGGCAATTAAACCAGATACACCTCCACCGCCTAAAAAACAGCGTCTTGATCCATCTCAAATGAAACAAATTGTAGCACCAACAGACGACAGTGCATACAGAACATGGGATAGAGTTACTAGAGATGCAAATGGTAAACTACAATTAAAGTAACGGCATTCGAGAAACTTTAGTTAATTCAATATTGTCTTTAACAATATCATACATAATATCGCGATCTTCAGGTCCTAGTGAATATAGAAGATCGTTGATATTTATACCTCCTCGCATATACCAACATAGTCTATAAAGTTCAAGTTTAAACCGTTTAACTTCATTATCGAGCCTAATTAGATATTTTATAATATCATTGCGAGAAAGTCTAATTAGGCGGCTGCGAAAAAATTTGCTTGATCTAAATCAATTGATAAACTTATTGCATGTCCGCATGCGGCACATTTAACGTTAACATCAGGAACTTTCCAAACTTCTTTATTTTTATTAAATTGATCACGTATTTTGTCAAATACGTCTTTATCACAATTAGTTAACCATTCAAAAATAAAATTAGGTTCAGTAACTACCACTGTTCCGGTGTCAACTGATTCAATACTAGCAGAATATATATCATTTTGCAAATTACCTAAATCCTTAAACAGATCAGCAATAATTTGTTTTTGTTCTTCGTCTGATTTACCTGCAGTTGCACCTAATTGTTGTTGTAATCTCATATTACGAATAGAAAAATCAGTTGTTTGCTTGTACGTTAGTGGTTGCAATTTAATTGTTAACGTGTTATAACTAATTTCGTTATCATACTTGCATTTTGCAAAATGATCAACTACTGTAGTTAAATTAACGTCATAGTCGTTTTCTTCTCCGCATTTATCGCATACGTTTGTAATTTCTAAAACGTTTCCAAACGTTGCAATTCGAATTGCAACTAATAACAAATCAGAATCTAATGAAGTTACTTCCCAACCATTTTTAACAGATGGGCAACAACTTTCAATAATTGAAACCGTGCTCTTACCAGATATTAATGCATCTGGAGTTTTAATGATTATTTCATCCATGCCTGTCATGCTATAAATTGGCATATGAGATACATCGCCTGATAATGTTCCTAATTTATTGTAAATGCCACCTGACGGTAATTGAATAAACACTTTTGGTTGTCTGTAATATTGTTGTAAAGGATTTTGAGCCATTTTTATCTCCGGATAAATATATAATTAACCGTATTTATATACTCAAAATTTTAGGAATTTTAAAATGGCTCAAACAGAAACAGAACGCCTTACCGAAGCAATAGAAACACTCAATAGAAATCTTAACAGAGGCGGAGGCAGCGTTGCTCCTAGCAGTAGACCAATTTCTCAAGGTTCAAACTCTGGATCCGGAGTAACTGATCGATTTGTAGATATGGTAGGTGCTACTACAGGCGCTCTTAAACGTGTTTGGGAAGGTAGTTCAAAAGTAGCAGATGGATTTCATGTGCTAACTGGTGCATTGCAAAATAATGGGGGCTTGCTTGGTAAAACACTTGGTGATTTAGCTAATAAAGTTGGTGACTCTGTACTTGATGCACATAAAAAGAATACTGAATTTGGCGAATACGGTGCCAACTTTAACAATAACTTAGGAGAAATGGATCGGTTAGTTAAAGGTGCAAGATTAACACATGAAGAATACGGTGATATTCTTAAAAGAAACGCAACTGAACTAAATGGATTAGGTTCTACAATGAACCGGTCACAAGTTAACTTCTTAGAATTTACAAAAGGGTTACAAGAATCAGATGTAGTTAGCAAATTAAAAGAATTTGGACTACAAACTGAGGATGTTACCGAAGTAGCTAAAGCAGCAATGGCTAGTCAACGCGGTATTGACATGTCAGATATCGAAACTAAGAATGCTGCAATTGATTCTGCTATTCGACTAACTGCGTCAATGGATGAAACTACTCGTGTAACTGGTTTAAGTAGAAAAGCACAAGAGGATGACCTAAGAAAACGTAACGAAGATGCAGTTGTTCAAGTTGCATTATCTAGATTAGACAAAGATGCACGTAATAGATTTAACGAATCCATGGGAGAGATGGCAGGAATGCCAGAAGCTGCTAAACGTGTATTCCAAGAAACATTTACAGGCGGATTACGCACCAAAGAAGGTGCAGAATCTATGGCTGCAATGGGTAGTGCTGGTCCAGAATTGCAAAAAGCTGCAGAAGCAATGAAGAATGCAAGAACCGACGAAGAAAAAACTGCAGCTAAAGTTCAAATGCAGAAAGCTGTTGAAGCAGTCGATAAATGGCAAAATTCTGATGGCTTTAAAGACATGGTGCAATATGGTCAAGGTGGTGTTACTAATCGAGCCATTGAAGCACAAACAAATAATAAAGAATTGCCTCAGATTCAAACAAAGATAGACGAAGAAAGAAATAAAGGTAATAATATTGATGAAGCTACTGCTAGACGAATGATTCGCGCAGAAGTTCATAACAATCAAAAAGGTGAAGACGAAAAAGGTGAAAAGTTTAAAGGTTCAGAAGTTGATACTACTCTAAACAAAGCTGATCGTACATTAAAAGACATGTCAGCCGGTGCATCTAAGGTGTTTGGTGACTTAGTTGAATCAGGAAATAAACTAGTTAACACATTTAGTGGCATTAACGATGCACTTAAACCTAGAACACAAGAACAAGCAACACCCGGAAACATGGCTAAAGAGATTACTGATGGGTTTAAATCAGCTATACCGTTAAGTGATGCTCATAAAAAAGCTCAAGAAGCTAGTAACAATGCAACAAAATTAACTCCAGAACAATCAGGTGCATCACCTAAATGGCATTTTGCCGATGGTACTCCTCAATTTGAAAAATTCTTATCAGGAGGTGGCGGTTTTAAAGACATGTTTACACCTTTTGATCCTAAAGGTGAGCTTGCAGAGCTACACGGTAATGAAATTGTAGCTAATGAAGATCAAATGAAACGATTCATTCAGCAAATGATGCCACCTGCATCTCCGTCGGCTGAACAAAAACAATCAAAAGCATCTGCACCGTCTACTACAGATGTTAAAGATACTGCAAAACCAACAGATCAAACTGCAGCTACACCACAACTAACAGATCTAGGCAAAACGTTTACAGATATTAATACTGAAATGAAAGGTGTTGCTAAACAGTTTGGTGAAATTGCTGAGAAATTTAAAAACATTACATTTGCTCCTCAAGCAAAAGAAATGCATGAAACAGTTACTAAAGCAATTGAAAAAGCTACTCCGCAAACTAAAACTGCAGTAGTTAAACCAGTTGAACCACCTAAAGCTGAAGTTAAACCAGAAGTTAAACCAGTTGAACCACCTAAAGCTGAAGTTAAACCAGAAGTTAAACCAGTTGAACCACCTAAAGCTGAAGTTAAACCAGAAGTTAAACCAGTTGAATCTAAACAATCAGAAATAGCAAAAGCTGAAATGAAACAACTAGCTACTACTATTAAAGCTGGTATTACTAAAGAAGAAAAAACAGAACAAAAATCTGCAGATAATCCTTTTAAATTAGTAGAACAGCAATCTATTGCACAGTTAGGTGAACATTTTAACAAAATTATTGGCACTCAATCAACTCCAAAAGCCAAGACTCCTGAAGAATTAAAAACACTTGAAGAAGGAACTGATTTACCAAAAGGTAGTTTTAAACAAACTAAGTGGGATGTTGATACTAGTTGGGCAAAAGACAAATTAAAAGAACTTAGTACGCGAACCGATGAAGATGCAAAGCATGATCGTCCAATTATTGAATCACAACTTGCAGATTTATTAAAACAAGGACGTCCTGCAGACGACCCTGCAGTTACTGCTGTTGCTAAACATATGGAAGATTTAGGTAAATCAGTTACTGGTTCGCTAACTGAAGTTAAGTCAGCATCAGCTGAAAAATCTAAAACTACAGTTGCTCCTCCGCCTAAACCTAAAGCGCCTGATGTTTCTAAGTTAGACGAAAGCCTAATTAACTTAGCTAAGTTTAAACAATCAATGAATTCTGGCGATATATCTAAAATTGGTATGTCGCAAATGGATCTTAGTGACTCTGGTAAAGCTGCAGAAGACAAATTAGGACCGTCCGCAGCTCGTGCAGCATTACAAAAGAAACGTGAAGCATTAGAAAACGCATCTTTTGACTATGAGCAAATGAAAGCAGACAATACTAAGCCAAATGCCGAATCTGCAGAGAAATTAGCTAAGAAAAAAGAAGAAGTTGCAAAATTAGCACTTACATATGAAGACGATCTAATCAAAACTAAAGGTAAGTTAAAACTTCATGCTGAAGAAGAAGCTAAACATGCCGAAGTTAAAAATAAAACTGCTAAAGAAGCACAAGCAAAACAAGTTGCACAAGCATTAGAAGCTGAAAAGACCTTTATGAAAGAGCATGGTGCAACTGCAAAGTCATTAGCTGAAAAACCTAAAGTAACTGATAAGCCTATTAAGGAAATGACCGATGCTGAAAAGAATTTTGCAATGTATAGTAGTGGTAATAAACCACCACCATTAAAACCTGAAGGTATAAAACCAGTTACTGATCCTAAATTTGATCAGTTGCGTGAACAGCTTGGAAGTTCTTTTAAATCATTAGATGCAACTATTAAACCTGCAGGATTACCAAAATTAGAAGATATTACTACTAAATATGAACCACCTAAAGAAGAACCAAAAGAAAAAGGGTTCTTTGATTCGATATCAGATACATTTAGTGATGTAGGTTCGTCTATTTCTGGAATATTTAAAGGAGATAATAAACCTGGATTTGCCAAAGGCAATGTAAAATACGAAGAAATTCCACAAGCAGAAATAGATGCTAAAAATAAACGCATGCAAGAAAGCATCGGAACAATAGATAATAGTCCAGAAGCAATTGCAGCGCAAAAAGCAGAGCTTGATAGACAGCATTCAAGTTATTATAAACAAAAACCTGATATTAAAGATGATAAATCTAAAGAACCTGCTAAAATTGATGATAAACCTAAAGTTGAACCATCTAAAGCTGACATTAAGAAGCCGCCTGAAACAAAAGAGCAAGCACATGTTAAGGAAATGTACAAAAAGTTTGGATTAGAAACATTTAATGACTACAATACTAGAGTTTCGGCTGAAGTAAAACAATCACATGCGTCAATTAAAGATGTAAAACCGGATCATGCAGCGTTATCAAAGAAAGACATTGAACAACCTAAACCTACAGAAAAACCTAAACCGATAGAGCCACCTAAACCAGTACAACCACCACCTGTAGCTCCTGCTATAGTATCAAAAGAAACAACATTAAAAGATCTACACGAAGCGTTAATACAGTTAAATAAGACTATGGCACAAATGGCCCAACATACCGATACTATTAGCAGTAATAGTCATAAACAAGTCAAAGCAACTAAAGGATTATCAGGTAACTTGTTGGGATAAGATAAAAACAAAGGAAATTATATATGACATGGCGAAAACACTTTTCACCAGTTGATATTGACTACGAATATAATCGTTCTTCAAATACAACTCAAAATTCTAAAGCAGGACCAGCTAGGACCAACTATTCTAGCTACTTGCCGGACGTTTATACCGGTAGTCCTAACCGTATTGACCGTTATCAACAATACGAAGTAATGGATAGCGACCCAGAGATTAATGCTGCATTGGATATTCTTGCTGAATTTTGCACACAAAAGCTAAAAGACGGTAAAAGTCCATTTACAGTACGATGGAATAGCAAAGGTACTAACTCTGAAATACGAATTTTAGGTGAATATTTGCAACAATGGAATAAACTGCAACAATTTGATACTAAAATCTTCCGTATTGTGCGCAACGTGTTCAAATATGGAGATGCTTTCTTTATTAGAGACCCTGAAAATCAAAAATGGAATTGGGTTGACCCTAGTAAAATTGTAACAGTTATTGTAAATGAAAGCGACGGAAAGAAACCTGTACAATATATTATTAAAGATCTAGCTCCTAACTTTGAAAATCTTGTTGCAACTCGCATCACACCTAACATTAATCCTAGACAATCAGGCGGCGGCATGACATCCGGAGCAGGCTATATGGGTGCACCTGGTGCTCAAAAAGGTGCTAGCGGTCCGTATCCTAGCTCAAGTAGTGGTTCTAGATTTGGTTTAGCTGAAACAGAACATGCAGTTGACGCAGAACATGTTGTTCATTTGTCACTTTCTGAAGGATTAGATAACAATTATCCATTTGGTAACAGCTTGTTGGAGAATATTTTTAAAGTTTATAAGCAAAAAGAACTTTTAGAAGATGCTATTTTAATATATCGTATACAAAGAGCTCCAGAAAGACGTGTATTTCACATTGACGTAGGTAATATGCCTAGCCATTTAGCTATGGCATTTGTAGAAAGAGTTAAAAATGAGATACATCAACGTAGAATTCCTAGTCAAAGTGGCGGCGGACAGAACGTAATCGACAGTGCATACAATCCATTAAGTATAAACGAAGACTATTTCTTCCCTCAAACTGCAGAAGGACGTGGTTCTAAAGTTGAAACATTGCCAGGCGGTACTAATTTAGGCGAAATTGATGACTTAAAATTCTTTACAAACAAATTATTCCGTGGTTTACGTATACCAAGTAGCTACTTACCAACTGGCGCAGACGATTCGCAAGCAAGTTTTAATGACGGTCGTGTAGGTACAGCATACATTCAAGAGTTAAGATTTAACAAATACTGTGAAAGATTGCAAAGTTTAATCACAGAAGCGTTTACAAATGAATTTAAGATGTATATGTATGGTCGTGGCGTTAATATTGATGCAAACTTGTTTGAATTAGCGTTTAATCCCCCAATGAACTTTGCTAGTGCTCGTCAAGCAGGACTAGATTCGGAAAGAATTAATACATTTAATACAATTCAAGCAGTGCCTTACATGAGTAAACGCTTTGCATTGAAAAGATTTTTAGGATTATCAGAAGATGAAATGGCAGAAAACGAAAGATTATGGGGTGAAGAACAAGGTAAAGGTCAGCCTACACATACAGATGCCGCAGGAGAACTACGCAGTGCAGGTTTATCCGCAGCAGGTATGGAGGGAGATATGGGAATGGCAGGAAATTTATCTGCTCCTGCTGATATGGACCTGGGTATGGATCAAGGAATGGGCGGTATGGGTCAAGGCATGCCACCAGCAGCGCCAATGGGCGGCGCTGCACCACCAATGTGATAAATAGATATATGATATTAAGAGAACTTTTTTATATTGACCCTAACACTCGGCATGTTGCAAGTGAGTTACGGTATGATTCTGAAAACGATAGCGGAAGTTTACATCGTTCAGATACACGTAAGACTAGACTGTCACTTAGACAAATAAACGAATTACGTAAGAGCAGTGAAGCTCATATTTTAGAACAAGAGGTTGAATTACAATTTATTAACACAATGTATTCAACACCTGCACCCGCTGCATAAATAAAATCTAAAATGTTTAAAAAAACACCGGTTTGACCCTATTTTTGCATTCTTTTTAATAAGTAGTGTAAATATAAGACAGCCTTGTAGAAAACGAAACTATCACAGGAGATTAACATGACTGACCGCAAAAAATTTGAAGCCATGCTTGAGGCATTGATCAATGAAGATCATGAAGCAGCAAAAGATATATTTCACAATATTGTTGTAGCAAAATCACGCGAAATTTATGAAAATTTATTAGAAAACGAATTTACAGATGAAGAAGAAGTTGGCGAAGCATTTGGCGATGATGACGAAGAAGGCGAAGACGACTCAGAAGACGATACAGAAGACGACGGAGAGTTTGGCGGATTCGGAGATGACGATGCAGAAGACGACGGTGAGTTTGGTGATGAAGAAGGCGACGACGAATTTGGTTCTGATGACGAATTTGGCGACGAAGAAGGCGGCGATTTAGCCGGACTACAAGACGAAGTTCATGATTTAAAAGATTCATTAGACGATCTAAGAGCAGAATTTGAACAATTAATGGCTGGTGAAGATGATGAACCAGAACACGCTGATATGTTTGGTGGCGATGACGAATTAGGCATGGGCGATGACGAATTAGGCATGGGCGATGACGAATTAGGCATGGGCGATGACGAAGAAGTTGACGAATTCCAAAGTATGTTTGAATATGTTAACAAAGTTGCATTACCAAAACACGGTGACAACGGCATTAACAACAAAAGCATTTTTAACAAACCAAAATACAATGACATGGGCGGCGTAGCTCCTAAATTTGGTGGCACAGCTACTGGTGAAGGTACACAAGGCGGATTGTTAAAACCTACTACATCTAAAATGGATGGCGGTAATCAAAATGTTCCTGGTAATGCAAAAGCTCCTAAATTAAAACCAGTTCCAAAAGGCCACGGTGCAGAGAAAAAATCTACAGGTGACAATGGAACTAACAAAAGAAGCTTAATTCCAGGCAGAAAGTAATATATGTTACATCTCCGAGAAAACCTTAGCTTCAACGAAGCACAAATGATCGTTGAATCTGACGAACGGGACGGTAAAAGTTTGCATATGAGTGGTATTTGCATTCAAGGTGGCATTCGTAATGCTAACCAACGTGTTTATCCTGTAAGTGAGATTAGCAAGGCTGTTAAAACCCTTAACGATCAGATTCAAAATGGTTATTCTGTGCTTGGAGAAGTAGATCACCCAGATGATCTAAAAATAAATTTAGACCGAGTTTCACATATGATAACTAACATGTGGATGGAAGGACCGAATGGGTATGGTAAACTTAAAATTTTACCAACCCCAATGGGACAACTTATCCGTACTATGTTAGAGAGCGGAGTGAAGCTAGGCGTAAGTTCACGCGGATCCGGCAACGTTAGTGATAGCGGTAACGGTGAAGTATCAGATTTTGAGATTATCACAGTTGATATGGTTGCACAGCCGTCGGCACCGGGAGCATATCCTACACCTATCTATGAACACCTTATGAATTCAAAAGGCGGGCTTAGTTCACTCCGATTAGCGGAAGAGGTGAAAGGAGATGCAAAGGCACAACGGTATCTTAAAGAATCATTAATGAATATTATTAATGGATTAAAATGAGAACACACGCATATCTTTATAAATGGACACATATACCATCTAACAAATGGTATATAGGGTCTAGAACTAAGCAAGGATGTTTTCCAAATGACGGATATATTTGCTCTAGTAAAGTTGTTAAGCCTATGATTTTAGAAAATCAAAATGATTGGAAGCATACAATTTTAGTTATTAGTAACCCTCAATATATTAGAGAATTAGAAACTAGTATATTAGTATTGTTAGATGCAGCAAATGATCCAATGAGTTTTAATCGTCATAACAGTAATGGTAAATTTTCAACTGCTGGGTTAACACCGCATAATAAAGGCAAAGCGATGCTAGTGTCTCAAAAAGAAAAAATTTCAAAAGCTAAATTAGGTAAACCCGGAGTTAGCCCATCAATTGCAACGCGACAAAAATTAAGCATCTGCAAGACAGGAAATAATAATCCAATGTTTGGAAAAATAGCATGGAATAAAGGGGTAACTGGATATGTGCAGACTAACGAATCAAATAAAAAACGTAGTAATGCGTTAAAAGGTATTCCTCGTTCAATTGAAACAAAAGAAAAAATAAGAAATACTAAATTAGCTAAAAAAGCTAAAAAACTAAACAATCTATCAGGTACTCTAATAGATAACACAGAATGTCTAAATTTAGACATACTCCAATAGAAAGGAGAATCACATATGTTGGATGCATTAAAAACGTTATTTGAAAACAATGTGGTTTCGGCAGAAATCAAAGAGTCAATTGAGCAAGCATGGGAACAACGTATCGTTGAAAACCGTGAAATTGTTGCTCATCAACTCCGCGAAGAGTTTGCTCAGAAGTACGAACATGATAAGAACACAATGGTTGAAGCAGTTGATCGTATGATCTCTGAACAACTGTCTAGTGAACTTAGTGAGTTTGTCGATGATCGCAAACAACTAGCAGAAATGAAAGTTAAATTTGCTAGAAAAATGTCCGAAAGTGCAACAGTTATGAATAAATTCGTAACACGCCAATTGGCTTCTGAAGTTAAAGAACTCCACGAAGATCAAATGTCTATGGCCAATAAATTTGGTACATTAGAACACTTTGTCGTCGAGGCTTTGGCTCAAGAAATTACAGAATTTTATAAAGACAAACAGGACTTAGCCGAATCAAAAGTTCGTCTAATTCGTGAAGGTCGTCAAGAAATCAAACGAGTAAAACAAGAATTTGTTAAACGCGCAGCTACAATGGTAGAAAGTGTTGTAGGTCAAACCTTAAACGCTGAAATTACTTCATTAAAAGAAGACATTGAATCAGCACGTCGTACAGACTTTGGTCGTAAGCTATTCGAAGCGTTTGCTGCTGAATACCAATCGAGTTACTTGAATGAGAAATCCGAAACTGCAAAGTTGCTCAAAGTCATAGACATGAAAGATTTAGCCATCAATGAAGCTGCACACGCAGTTGTCAAAGCTGAAAAAATATTAGAAAGCAAACAAGCAGAAATTCGTGCGCTGAAAGAGTCGCAAGAAAGAAAAGCAATCATGAGCGAATTGTTAGCTCCACTGAGCGCAGAACAACGTTCTATCATGGGTGAATTGATGACGAGTGTGAAAACTGCAAAGCTTAATGAAAGTTTTGAAAGATATTTACCAGCAGTTGTATCTGGTAAAGCAGCACCACAAAAAAGACAAGCTCTTGTAGAAGCTAAAGAAATAACCGGAAATAAACAAATTTCCAACACCACCCGTAGCAGCGAAGATGAATCGAATATCATCGATATCCGCCGCCTCGCTGGACTATAAAAATTTAGGAGAATTTAAATGTCAGAACTACTTAATGGCCGTTGGGCAGAAACAAAACAAGCACTTTTAGAAGGCTTGTCAGGTACAAAAAAATCAGTAATGGGCGTAACACTTGAAAATACACGCAAGTATTTAATGGAATCTCCTACTGCTGGTGCTACCTCTGCTGGCAACGTTGCAACTTTAAACCGCGTGATTTTACCAGTAATCCGTCGTGTAATGCCAACCGTTATTGCTAACGAATTAGTTGGCGTACAACCAATGACTGGTCCAGTTGGACAAATTCATACATTGCGTGTTCGTTATGCAGATAATTCAAACAGCACAGTAGCTGGTGAAGAAGCATTAAGTCCATTCAAAATTGCAGAAAGCTATTCAGGTAACGATGTAGCCTTATCGTCAGCTGCTAAAGCTGCTTCAACTGCAACTTTAGAAGGACAAGCAGGCAAAAAAATGAGCATTCAAATCTTGAAACAAACAGTTGAAGCTAAAACACGTAAGTTGTCAGCTCGCTGGACATTCGAATCTGCTCAAGACGCTCAAGCACAACAAGGTATTGACGTAGAAGCAGAAATTATGGCTGCTTTAGCTCAAGAAATTACTGCTGAGATTGATCAAGAAATTATTGCTTCATTGTTAACTTTAGCTGGTTCAGACGTTGAAACTTATAACCAAGCTAACGTTTCTGGTACAGCTACATTTGTAGGTGACGAACATGCTGCATTGGCTGTTCAAATCAACCGCGTAAGTAACTTAATTGCACAACGTACACGTCGTGGCGCTGGTAACTATGCTGTTGTATCTCCATTTGCATTAACAATTTTACAATCAGCTACTACTTCAGCGTTTGCTCGTACAACTGAAGGTACTTTTGAAGCTCCGACTAACACAAAATTTGTTGGTACATTAAACAATTCATTGAAAGTGTATGTTAACAGCTATGCACAAGACAGCACTTCAATCTTAATTGGTTACAAAGGTGGTTCAGAATCAGACGCTCCTGCGTTTTATTGCCCTTACATTCCTTTGATGTCTTCAGGTGTTGTTTTAGATCCATCAACATTTGAACCAGTTGTATCGTTTATGACACGTTATGGTTATGTTGAACTTTCTAACACTGCGTCATCTTTAGGTAATGCTGCTGACTATTTAGGTCGTGTTGGTATCACTAACGGTAACGTTAAATTTAGCTAAGGTTTACTTAACTTTATTTTACACAAAGGGCTCTTAGGAGCCCTTTTTTTATGGTAAATACAATATGACTACACAATTTTATTATCCTAACGACGTAACAGAATATGGCGAACAACACGATTTAATTCAACCTTTAATAGAATGGAATATCAATGGTACAGTATCTCCAGATAATTGTATTACTAGTAAGCAACCGTTGTACACTATTAGTGGTCTGTGGATGGAAAAATTCCTCAGTAATACTAACGAGTTATGGTGTTCTAGATTCAATATTCCAGATACAGGATTACCTGTAACAGGAATAGAATTATATTTAGATATGAAAAGATTTTCAAGAACTGAAGATCTACGTATACAACTTAGATTAAATGACGAATACATTGGAGACAACATGGCTAGTCCTGTTAATCCAGTACAAAGTAACATGTATACAGGTGAGAATAGTCCGTTGCTACCGATAATTGGCAATACAAATGTATACGGCAGTCCTGTAGAACTTTGGGGAACTACTTTAACTAGCACAGATGTTTCAAACGAGTCGTTTGGAGTTGCTATTAGTTTTAGAAGTAATCAAGTATATCCACATCGCGATCTAGTTATTGTAAATCAGATAGGAGTAGGTATCACCTACGGATAAATACTTTGTCAAATAAGTGTTGCACTTGCAAACTTATGCAGTACCCACTGCGTATGACATAAAACGTCAAAGGAGAAATCAAATGGGACGTCCATTAAATAAAAAATATTTCGGTAACCGTAACACCGGTTCAACAATCACAGCTGCAGATGATGGCATCGGCGGTAAAGGACTAGCTAGCGTACCAGTAACAACTGTTGGTGCATATACTACTCGTCCTACAATTTCATTTACAGGTACACCTAATTTATTAAGCGGTCAATCACCAACTGCAACTATTACATCTGAAGCAGCATCTGCTGCAGTAAGTGGCACACAAACTGGTACTTACGTTGTTGGTGATTTACTTACTATAACAACTTCAGGAGGTTCTGCAGTTGCTCGAGTTGCTACATTATCAGGTAGTGCAGTAGCATCTGTAAGTTTTACAGGTATCGGAGCATCACGTGGTAGTTTTCAAGCGTTAACATCAGCTACTACTACAGGCGGCAGTGGTGCAGGTGTAGTATTAACACTTACATATCAAGCTAAAGAAGTTTTAGTAACTGATTCAGGTTCTGGTTATACAACAACTGTTCCTGTAGCAACTGCATCAGGCGGTGGCGTAGTACTCGGAACATCAGTTATGACAAGTCCAGTTGCTAATACAGCACCTGCTGGTTCAGGGTTTAACCCAGAAGCTGCAATTATTGCTCAAGCATATACTGGTTCAAGTGTTAAACAAGCTGATATTGTTAAACAAGTTTCAAAAAATCGTTATAAAATTAACACATCTGATACAGCCGGGACACCTATTGTTGCAACACTGAAATCTAGTATTGCTACACAGGTTGGCGACATGACTATTACTGCTACTGATTTTACAGGAAGTACATATTATGTTACTAAATTAACAGGACATAAAGCTACATTATCGCGTAACGCATCAGCTGGTGCAGGTTATGAATTTGCAGAAGGATCACAAATTCAATGGACATTTGGTGCTGCAGCAACAGGTGTTTCTGTAACAATCGATAACGGTTAATATAATCAACATAATGAGGGCCGCAAGGCCCTCTTTTAAGGAATATAAATGTCAAAAATATTAAAAGTTAGCGAAGGTGATTATAGAGTAACAGTGCCAGCCGGTAACTCTATTGTTTTAGATACTGGTGCATTATCAGGGTCAGTAATTATTACAGGCGATCTTGATGTACAAGGCCTAACTACTACTATTGAATCAATTAATGCTACTGTTAAAGACAATATAATAGTTCTAAATAACGGAGACCCTGGGTTATCTGGAATTTCCCCTCGCACTGTTAACAGTGTTATTACAAGAACATCAGGAATTGAAATTGATAGAGGACGAATTAATACTCAAGTAGCATCGGCATCGATTTTATTTGACGAAGAGGTTCCTCATTATAACACAACATCAACTAATTATGATAATGGAACATTTGCATTAAGAACAAAATATAATACTACTGTTGCGTTATCAAGTTTGCAATTAGCCGGTATTGAAGTTACTTCTATTTCAAATAACGGAATTGTTGATATTCAATTTAATTTGCATAATTCTAATACGTATTTGTCTCTTGTTAATTCAACACATGGCGGATTAAGTTACGAAGATCGATTAATTGCAGGTAATTCTAATCCAATACATGCAACTAATAACAGTCTTACTACTAAAAAATACGTTAACACATATGTCCGCGCAGGTAATCTAAAAGCAGGAATGGCAGATGTTGATACCATTTATTCAACATTAGCCGGTAACATAGTTTCAATGGTTGAGACAACTAATGCATCGATAATAAACTTTAAAATTAATACAAACCAGCGGGCAACTATAACAACTTCCGGGTTAAGTGTTGACACTATTAACTTATTTGGTAACATTATTAAAAATGTTGGATCGGGCTCTCCAGTAGTTCAATCTCCTTTAATTTTACAATCAGATGCTAATTTAGTTGAAATAAATGCCATACTAACATTAAACGATCAAACACCTAACAATACAATTGAAACAACATCAATACCAAATAAAACTAAGATATATTCAAAGGATACTGAAGGTCCTGGACGAACAGGAATATATTTTACAAATAACAATACCTACGGTTCAAACTTGTATAATAACGATGAATTAGTAAGTAAAAATCGAGCAGTACTTTTAAGTATGCTTTTTTAAGGATAACACATGGCAATTTCAAATATAGAAATTAACGCAACAACGCCAGCAGCAATTTATACTAGTTCTGGTAATAATGCTATTACTACTATTATTGTATGTAATAAAGTTACATTTAATCCAGCTGATCCATTAAATGGACAAACAAATTTATACTTGTATGCAATACCTGCAGCCGACGGAACTACTATACAAGATAAACATTTAATAGTCAATGGTTTACCTATTCCAGCTGGTGAAACTGTATCGTTTGATCAAGAAAAAATGGTACTAGCAAACAATGATAAACTTTATGCAAAAAGCGATAGTCCAGCCAATTTAGTAGTAACATTAAGCACATTGGTGGTATAACATGAGATATTTACGTAAACAAGTAATTAATCGCAGAGCACCATATGATCAACGACTCTCTGTTGACATTAATAATGCGGTAGTTATGACTACTACAAATAACTTAACGTTACCGAGTGGTACTACTGCACAACGTCCAGTTGCTGCAATTACAGTAAACGGAATGATAAGGTATAATACTACGCTTGATGAGATTGAAGTTTATCAAGCTAATAACTGGCGTAGTTTAAGATTTAAAGAACCTGCGTTAATTACTCAACAAAGTTTAGGTGCAGGCGATAGTACTAATGTATACTTTGGACCATTAAATCCTGCACCTGTATTACTTGCACAAAGCGGCGGCACTTGGGATTTACCTCAAATTGCTAAAAATATTACAGTTGTAGTTGAAAATGTTCTTCAACTTGCAATAACAAATTATACAGTTGTACAAGATCCTCCAGCTCCTACTGAAACATATACTCCGACTACGAGTTACATATCACCCGAAGGAACATCGACTATATATTTTAATAGTCATCTATTAGGAACAAGTGCAAGTTGGTCAGCTAACACAGCAACATTAACGTTTTCATCAACTCCGACATTAGCTCAAACTCCATTTGCAGTTGGCACAACTATTGTAGTAACTGGGTTTATACCAACTGCGTATAATGGAACATGGACAGTAACTGCATCGTCTAATAGTTCAGTTAGTTTTACATTAGGGTCTGATCCGGGCGTGTCAACAGTAGCAGGACAAATTAAAAGTTCTAATGCAGTTTATACATCAATAGACATTATTGGAGCATCTATTAGCGGTCATGCTAATATTCAAAACGGTAGTACAATTATATCAGCAATATCTGAACCAACTACTGATGCATTGATAAGCGTTGTAATTAGTTTACCGATACAAAACGGTACGTTACCTTCACCGCAACAACTTACAATTTCAAACAGTGTGCAACCGCCGTCGGGATATTATGTAAAATTTAGTTCTCCCCCGCCATTAGGCAAAGTAGTTACAGTCTTGCACGGCTTTGACAAATAATTAAGGAACTAGTATGGGTATTGAAATGGGTAGAGTGAGTGGTCCGTTACTCTCAGAAAACTTATTAAGAAACGGTGAAGACTTAGCGTTTGATACAGACTTACTTTATCTAGATGTTAATAATAGAAAAATTGGTATTAAGAATGATGCACCAACTCGAAATTTATCTGTAGCTAATGCAAGAACTACTTATCTAGTTGTTGATACACAAGCCGATATTGCTAATTTTACAATACTTACAAACAAAATACAAAACCCTCTTGGGACAATTTACATACGTCCTGATCAAACTACTAATCCTATTATTAAAGCTAAAGAGATTCAAACTGCGCATCTTAGCTTTACTAATCAAAAGATAGAAAATCTTACTGCTGATAGTAATATCGAAATTAATCCTAACGGTACTGGTATTGTAAACTTTACTACCACTACTGTTAACATTGATGGAACATTACATGCAACTGGTGATGTTACATGGGACGGCACTATTACATTTGGTAATAATGATCTCGATAGTGTAACATTTAATACAGATCTTACTAGTGATTTATTACCTACTAATAGCACACACGGGTTAGGAATATTAAGTAAATATTGGCGAAAATTATATTCAGTTAATGTTAAATCTACTGATATTACATCATCTGTTGGGTTTACTGCTAATCACATTAATCTAATTTTGTCGCCTGGAAACACGATTTATGTTTCAACTACGGGTAGTGATTCTCTGTTAGGTGTGCATGCACATGCACCGTATCGTTCGTTAAAGTTTGCCCTTAATAATGCAGTATCTGGCGACGAAATTGTTATTTTTCCAGGTACATATACTGAAATATTTCCGTTAACTGTTCCGCAAGGTGTTAGTGTCCGTGGTATGGACATTCGAAATGTAATTGTTAAACCGACTACTGGTACTAACACAAACAATGCATTTTTACTTAACGGTGATACTACAGTATCATTCTTAACTGTTAGGGATTTTTATTCTCCTGGTAACGGATTTAGTTTTGCAAATAATTTTACAGTATCAACTCGTAGTCCGTATGTGCAAAATGTTACAGTAATAACAGCTGGGCCTAATGCAGGTAATGGAGCGTTAGTTGATGGTAGTGTAGCTAACAGTTCTAGCAATCAAGCGTCGATGTTATTTCATGCAGTAACAATGATTGTCCCGGATGCAATTGGTATTCACGCAACTAACGGAACTAGAATTGAATGGTTAAATTCATTTACTTACTTTGCAAATAAAGGTATTTACTTAACTACCGGTACACTAGGGTTTGCTAGCCAACACGTTAAGTACGGTTCAGAACTGCGAAGTATGAATAGTTCTAACATATACGGTACGTATGGTGCAGTTGCAGACGGTGCAAATACTAAGGCGTATTTGTCATCACATAACTTTAGTTACATTGGATTAGGCAACAGTTCAAATAATGATAAAGCAGCAGTAATACAAGAAAATGAAGTTGTTGCAATTAACAATGGTACTATCTTTTATGATAGCATGGATCATGTAGGTGATTTTCGTGTAGGTGATATATTCTATGTTAATCAAGAAACTGGCCAAGTAGTTTTTAATGCTCAACATATTAATTTTGGAGCAACCGGCGGACTAGTTTTTGAAACTGAATACGGTATTACTACGGTTAACATGACTGCAGTTCAAACTGGTAACATCCGTATACATGACAATAACATTGATTCATTAGTTGGTCCTATTAACATATTAGCAGCATCAACTAATACATATCTTAATACAAATGTATTTGTTACTGGATTGCTAGATGTTACAGGTGATACTAATGTAAAAGGTAACGTATTTTTAGGTAACGATGTACTTGATACACTTACAATTGTTCCTCTGTTAACACAAACATTTAAACCAAAAACTACTAGCGACTATACATTAGGAACGAGTGATTTTGGATGGCATACTGCGTTCTTAAAAGGCATTAATGTTGACAATGTTACTCGAATTACAAACAATACAATAACGACATTAACACCTGATACTGATCTAAGATTAGTATCAGCCGGTACAGGTAATATTCAAATTACATCTACTGATGTAGTAGTTTCAAATAGCTTAACTAGTATCGGTACTACAACAATTTACGGTGATACTTCTTTAAGAAACACAGATATTACTGGTTTAGTAACACTTGTTGGTGATATAAATCAAACAGGAAACATTGGGTTAACTGGTACATTACATAATACAGATAATATAATACTAAACGGTCCTACATCATATTTGAGATCAAATGGTGTTAAGATACTTAATAATCAAATCTATACAGTAACTACTGGAGATACGTTAACCTTATATGCTAACGGTGCAGGTGGGGTTGTTTTTGACGATAAATTAAAATTTACTGACACTACAATTAGTAATAGATGGACATTTGCAACTACTAACTTACAAAAAAGTTTAATTGTGTCTCCAGCCGGTACAGGTAACACTGTAATAAATTCTACAAAATATTTAACAATACCATATGAAAATGAATTATCTAATTATCTATATGAAATTGGACAAATTAGACATAACAGTACAACTAACTTATATGAAGGGTATAATATCCCAGATGGGCTAGAAAGTTTTACTAATTTGTACGATACCGAACGAACAACATATATTACTCCTGAATTAACACCAGGGTCTAATGACAACACATTGCGATTTGGTATAGATGGTACAGTAGTTGCTACTATCGACTCTTCTAAATTATTTTCTAATTCTGTAGAAGTTGATAATCTTCACATTCTAAATAACACAATTACTACAGTGTTAACAGATGAGGATATTTACTTTCCTCAAAACGGTACTGCTTCTATAAACTTAAACAATCTTGTTTTAAAACCTAATAAAATTCTACTTAACCCTAATCAAGTATTAACAATGCAAGGAACAACTAATGGCTATTTTAAATTTGGCGGAACATTTGGTATTGTTATTCCATCAGGAACTAACGATGAACGAAGAATAGATCCAGTCTTGGGTGAAACTCGATTTAATACCGAACGTGACTTATTAGAAATCTTTAATGGTACTATATGGGATTCAGCAGTTGGATCTGCAGACTTTGCTACTCCTGAGGAAGTTGACGACATTATGAACACTTGGGCTATTATACTTGGATAAAGATAAATACTTTTACTGATGGGATGGACCAAAATCCCACGAGACGAAACTGTGGTAAACCCGCAATGTAAGGTGGTTAGCCGTGAAACACGGTGGTTAAGGAGAGTATATGGCTGTTGGTCGAATTTCTGGTCCGCTCTTAAAGGCAAACCTTCTTCGTGATGGTGTAAATTTAGCCTTTGAGACCGACTTATTATTTTTAGATGTAGTAAACGGGCGAATTGGCATTAAGAATGCAACACCACAATACACACTTGACGTCACCGGCACTACCCGCACAACTAATTTAGAAACAACTACTCAAGCTAACATTGCTTCATTTACTTTAAATTCTAATATAATTTCTAGTAGCAACAGTGTTATTAGTTTAGAACCATCCGGATCTAATCCTGTTGTATATCAAAGTAAATTACTTGTTGACAACAACATACAAATCTCATCAAACATTATCCAAGCAACTACTGCTAATTCTAATTTAGAAATTAAAACTAACGGTACCGGTCAAGTTAATATCAACTCTGACGTTTACGTTGCTGGTAACATACATGCTACTGGTACAATTACTGCTGACGGTAATATCACCTTAGGTGATGCAAATACCGATAGTGTTACGTTTAATGCAGAAATTACCAGTAACATTAACCCAGACGCAACCAATACTTACGATTTAGGTAGTGATCCTACTGCAAGCGGACATGCTTGGGGTACTAGTTATATTAGCAACATACAAGCAACTAACATTGTTTCAGATACATTACATGTTAACGGTATTGACTTAATCTTACCACAAGGCAACACAATTTATGTTGCAACTAGCGGTAACGATTCTAATGCAGGTGTACATGAAAACAATCCAGTTGCATCTATTAAACATGCTCTATCGTTAGCAGTAGCAGGCACAACAGTTTATATTTATTCTGGTACATATACAGAAATATTTCCAATGACTATTCCTGCAGGTGTTACCGTTAAAGGTGCGGGAATAAGATCAGTAACTATTCAACCAACTGCAGGCACTATTGATAAAGATGCATTCTTGCTGAATGGTGAAACTACAATTGAAGATTTAACTATTAGCGGATACAGATATAATGAAACCGATAATACCGGATATGCATTTAGATTTGCATCTAATTTCTTAGTATCTTCTCGTAGCCCTTACATGAGAAACATTTCTGTTATTACTAAAGGTTCGACTACTAGCACTACTGATCCGTATGGATACGACAGCAACGATGCAGGTAAGGGTGCGTTCTTTGATGGTAGCATTGCAAACTCTGCCAGTAAAGAAGTAACTGCATTATTTCACTCTGCTACATTTATTACACCTAATCAAGAAACTATTGTTGCAACTAACGGTGTTAGAATTGAATGGTTAAATTCGTTTACTTACTTTGCTGATAAAGGAATTTATGCGTATTCAGGCACAACTGGATTTGCAGGTATTGGTAAAACTAGATTAAAAATTAACAATAAAGCAGGCACATGGAACGTTGGAAATACCGTCACATATTACGATACTAACGGTACTACTGTTCTTGCATCTGGAACTATTGATAGTTTTGATGGTAACTTTGTAAACCTAACAGGAAAACAAAGTGGATTTCAGACTATATCAGATAGAATCCCTAAAGCAATTTTCGCTAACGGAAATGCTAAAATATCAACTAGTGAATATAAGTTTGGCAACTCAAGTTTATACTTAGACGGTACTGGTGACTTTCTTAACATTGCTAGCCAACCTGATTTTACTTTTGGTAGTGGTGATTTTACTATTGAATTATGGGTGTATCAAACAGTTAATTCTGGAGCAACTCAAATTTTAATTGATATGCGTACTAGTACTCCACAATCTGCAATCGTGCTATCATTAAATTCTATTAATCAAGTTGCATTTACTGTTAATGGTACTGCAGTAATCACATCTACTGATGTAGTTGCAGTGAATACGTGGACACATGTTGCATTATCACGCGCCGGTACATCATCTAAAATATTTATTAACGGTGTGCAGTCAGGGTCTACTTATACAGACACTACTGTGTATATTCAAAGTCCTGTACGCATAGGTGCTCGGTTTGATAACACATTAGGATTTACTGGATATATTGACGGTGTTAGAATTTGTAAAGGTATTGCAAGGTACACTGGTACATTTGTAGTTCCTAGTTCAGAATCATTAGGCGATTTATCTACAGTATTATTATTACATTTTGATGGAAGTAACAACTCGACTACTATTTTAGATAATGGTATTACGTTCCAGGACATTAGATCTTCAGCAGGCGGAACTGCAAGTATTATTAACTTTGCAGACTATAGCGATTTTGGTGTTGAATTACGATCAATTGGATCTGCAAATATATACGGTACTTACGGCGTATACGCTGACGGTGACGGAGTTGTACTGAACTTAACTAGTCACAACTTTTCATATACTGGTTCAGGGAAAGACTCATCAAATACTCCACATAATGAAGGACCTGAAAATCCTGATGTTGATCCATACGAGATTGTAAAACTTAACAATGCTCAAGTTTATTACACGACTATTAATGAAGAAGGTGATTTTAGAGTTGGCGATAGCTTCTACATTGATCAGCATAGTGGTGATGTGTTATTCAACAATCAAAATTTAACAATTACAAGTACTACTGGTGTATCTTTTAGTGATGGGACACATACTACATCTATTACATCGCAAGATATTACTACTGGTAATATTAAAATTAGCGGTAATACAATTGAAAGTTTGTCAGGGAATATAAATGTAACTGCAGCAAACGGTGCAATTAATTTACAAAACAATACATATGTAACTGGTAATTTAGATGTTACTGGTGATGTTACTATTGGCGGAAACATTACAATTGGTGATCAATCTACTGATACTGTTACATTTACTGCTGGAATCACAAGTAATATTGTTCCAGCAACTACTGCTTTTTATGATTTAGGTACTACTAATTTACGATGGAACAATGCATTTTTAAGTCGTGCAGAAATAGATGGGTTAGTAATTGACAACAACACTATTAGCACAACATTAAACAATGATGATTTAACATTAACTGCAAATGGTAGCGGACAAGTTTATGTACCGTCAAATAATGTACAGATTGATCAAAATTTAACAGTTACTCAAAATTTAACTGTTACAACTGGTACTACTTATTTACAAGATGTCGGAATTACTGGTGATATTACTCAAACCGGTGATATTACTCAAACTGGAGACATTAGTACAAGTGGTACAATTACAGTAACTGGGAATATTACAAGTACAGGTGACTTAGAGTTACCAGAAATTACAATATCAAATAACTCAATTTACACTAATGTAACAGATACTGATTTAGAAATTTTTGGAACAGGTACCGGTGGAGTCATTGTTGAAGGATTAAAAATTACCGATAACGGTATTGCTAGTATCGCAACCAACTCTGATATAACATTAACTCCACAAGGAACAGGCGGAGTTATAATTGATAGTACTACTAGTTTAAAAATTCCAGTTGGTACTACATTAGAAAGACCGTTATTACCTACTAACGGAATGATAAGGTATAATACTACATTATCTAGATATGAAAGTTATACAGTAAAAGTTCCTGGATCTATACTTTCGGCAGTACAATATGATACCATTGCTGGATTTATTGGACAAACTGGTATTGTAATTATCGGTGGAAACAATGATGCACGTTGCAGTATTAGTATAACTGGTATTACAATTACAACTCCTGGAACTGGATATACTACAGGCATCGCTACAATCGGCGGCGGAACACGAATAGTAATAACGGTTGACGGATTTTGGTTACAACTTAGCGGAGTTATAGATAATAGCGGTAATACTCGTATATTAGCAGAATCATCACCTGGTGCTAACGATAACATATTATATTTTTATGCTAATAATCATTTAACAGCAACTATTGACAACGAAAAATTATTTACAGAAAGGTTTCAAACTAATAATTTAGATATTAATGGTAATACCATTACTACGTTAGTAGCTGATACTGATATTAATATTACTGCATCAGGAACCGGTGGAGTACATCTTGGAAATTTACGTGTATCTAATGATACAATAACAAATGTAGTACCAAATGCAGTTACTGAATTTGTTAATAGCGGTACTGGTTATGTTAAATTTGCAGGAACTGGCGGGGTAGTAATTCCGGTTGGTGATACTGCAACTAATCGGCCGTCTAATCCAGAAACTGGCATGATGAGATTTAATACTGCATACGGTGTTGTTGAATTATTTAACGGGTTAACATGGAACAGTGTTGCAGGTGACACCGGCGGTGTTACTACTGCTGCAGCAAACGAAATTGGATTAGCATCCGCATTAATTTTTGGATAAGCAATGGCTACATTTTTAAGAACAACAGTAAAGAAAGATATTGGAACTACTCCAATTCAAGCATTAACCCCAGGTGCAACTAGTTATTTTACAGTCATCGGGTGCAATTTAGCAAATACTACAGACAATGAAATATTTGTAGATATTTCAGTTACTGATTCAAACGGAGTAACAGGTGTATATATTAACAATTTAATTATTCAACCGTATACTAGCTCTAAGGTTATTACTAACGGCGAAAAATTAATTATAGCAGGCAATTGTATCTTAACAATTACTAGCGATACTACAAATAGCGTAGATGCAGTAATTAGTTACGCCGAAGTTATATAAGGAAATAACATGAGTAATAGCAATAACGTATATGGTCAATCAACTGACGATTTAGGAGGTGCACCTCGATATTTGTATGCACTTCGCAGAACTGATGACGGTGACCTTTATATTTCAAAAGTTGATCAGTTAAGTAATACTGATTCGATTCAAATAAACGCTCCTGGAGACGAAATTGACAATTTTACTGAATTTGATGTTGGGGTTGATTTCTTGGAAGGACGCGATATATACCATAATTTAATCTACCCTAATTTAAATTATGAACAAATGAGATGGGACGACAGAAACATTTATTATTACATAAACAGCAATGGCGAATTTGTAGCTAGAGTAAATCAAAGATATAGTTACAATGGTCCCGACAATGCGTAATAAATATAAAATATATTTTAAGGAATTAACAAATGGCAGAGTTTAAATTAGGACGACTACGTTTTGTTTGGCAAGGTTCATGGATCACGTCACACGCGTATGTTAAAGATGATATAGTAAAGTACGGCGGTAGAACTTATGTATGTTTAGTTGGGCATACATCAGGTGCGTTTTATTCTGACTTAACTGCAGCTACACCAAAATGGACAGTAATGTCAGATGGTGTTAGTTGGGCTGGATCATGGGCACCTAGTACTGTATATAAAGAAAATGATATTATTAAATTTGGTGCAAAAGACTATATTTGTATATCAGGACATACTTCAAGTGCAACTGCTAACAGCGGATTTTATTCTGATTTAACTACACACTGGACATTATTATCAGATGGTTATGTATTCATTGGTACATGGGGTACTTCTACATTTTATAAGATTGGTGATATTGTTAAGTTTGGCGGTAAGAATTATATTTGTACATCAGGACATACTTCAAGTGCAACTGCTAACAGCGGTTTTTATGCAGATGCATCAAATTGGACTTTACTAACTGATGGCCAAACTTGGATTGGTGCATGGGGTACATCTACATATTACAAAATTGGAGATATTGTTACTTACGGTGCAAATGGCTATATTTGTAAATTAGGGCATACTTCTAGTTCAGTTTTAGCAGGCGGATTTTACTCTGATCTTTCAACAAACTGGGATCCGTTAACTACAGGACAAACTTGGAAAGGTACATGGACAATTTCTACATATTACAAAATTGGTGATATTGCTAAATTTGGTGCAAAAGAATATATTTGTACAACTGGACATACATCAAGTTCAACTGCAAATAGTGGGTTTTATTTAGATTCTGCAAACTGGTCTTTATTAGTAGACGGTGTTTCATGGAGTGGTTCATGGAGTGCAACTACTTATTATAAAATTGGTGACATCGTTACTTACGGTGGAACTACTTACATTTGTCAAACTGGCCACACTAGCGCAGCTGCACTTGAAACAAATCAATCAAACTGGAATGTTTTAGTCAACGGTATTAATTTTGTAGGTGATTGGTCTCAACCGGTTGCGTACAAAGTAAATGACGTCGTTAAGTACGGCGCCGATGTATGGATTTGTAATACATCTCATACTTCAAACAGTACATTTAATACTACAAACTTTAGTATATTTGTTGAAGGATTGCAATATGTAGATACCTGGAACACAGTTGACTCATATACATTAGGTGATGTAGTTACATATGGTGGTTATACTTACGTATCATTAACTACAAATAACGTTAACAATACTCCATCATTAAGTTTAAGTAATTGGAGCCCAATTACTACCGGCTTTAAAATGATGGGAGATTGGTCTAGTGCAACTGCATACTTAGTTGGCCATGTTGTTAGATACGGTGCGTATACGTATGTTGCTACTATAGATAATACTAACACTGCACCACCAACAAGTACAAGTACTTGGACATTATTAAGCACCGGTTTAATGAGTAAAGGTGCATGGACAAGCGGTACTGAATACAAATTAGGTGATGTTGTATCATATACTTCAACATCATATTCATGTATTTTATCTCACACTGCTGCTGCTGGCAATAGACCGGATGCGGATATAACCGGTACTTATTGGACACTATTAGCACAAGGCAGTGCAAACTCGTTTAACACAACCGCAGGCGATATTACATATAGATCAGGTAGTGGATCTGACACAAGATTAGGAATTGGATCAGACGGACAAGTATTACGTGTTATGAACGGATTGCCAACATGGGATGCATTTGGTACTATTGATAACGTATTTTATGTTTCTACTAACGGAACCGATGCTGCAGATTACGGTCCTACGTTAGATAAACCATGGAGAACTATCAAATATGCATGTAATGCAGTTACTAACGGTGTGTTTAATCCTAATGCTAGATTCTTATTAACTGCAAATAAAAACTGGATGGTAAAAGAAATGTATTATTGGATGCTTTATCAAAAAGCTAATAGTAATTCACCATTTACTCCTAGTTCAGTGTTTGATGCAACTAGAACTCAACGTGATGCAAAGTATATTGTTGATGCAATGATTTACGATATTTCTAGAGGCGGTAATAGTCAATCAGTTGAAACTGCATTATCATATTTTTCTCCAGGTAGTACTAATACACTTGTTAATACAACCGTAGCAGCTGAGATTGAATACATTAAGGCAGCTATTACAAAATTGTTAGGATTAACAGGAAACGCACTTAGCAACACTGCCCCTGCACAAAATTATCAAACCCTAATGTCTGCTCCGAGTCCAGTATCGCAAACTATTAATTTAAGCTACACTGCTGAATCTGGGGCAAGCACTAAAATAACAACATTATTTGGAATTATTACTACCGCACTAGCTGCAGTTAGTACAACTTCGATTCCAATAGCTAACCAAGGCGAAACTGCAACTATTTTTGTAAAAAACGGTACATATGACGAAATTTTACCAATTAGTATTCCGCCTAATGTTGCATTAGTAGGCGACGAGTTACGCGGTACTATTGTTCAGCCAGCTGCCGGTTACTTAACATCAAACATGTTCTATGTTAGAAGTGGTTCTGGTGTTAGAAATATGACACTTACTGGTTTAACTGGTACGTTAGGTCCTGTTAATAGCTATGGTACGAAACGTCCAACTGCAGGTGCATTTGTTAGTTTAGATCCAGGTACTGGTGTTGACGATACATCAGTATGGATTATATCTAGATCACCTTACGTTCAAAATGTAACAACAATTGGTACAATGTGTGTTGGTTTAAAAATTGACGGTTCATTACATAGTGGCGGCAATAAATCGATCGTTGCAAACGATTTTACACAAGTTATTAATGACGGTATTGGTGTATGGTGTACAGGAACAAATGCTAGAACAGAACTTGTTTCGGTATTTACATATTACAACTACATTGGTTATTTGAGTGAGTCTGGTGGTAAAATTCGTGCAACAAACGGTAACAACTCATATGGTACATTAGGATCAGTTTCTGAAACATATGATGCTACTGAAATTCCAATTACAGGTACTGTTACTAACCGTGCTCAACACGCAACTATAACAAATGTATTAACTGACGGTAACAATATTTTATGGTTAGAATATTCAAACGCCGGGCAAGAATATTCAACAGCAACATATTCAATCACTGGAACAGGATTTAATGCAGCAGTTAGTTCTCCTAACATCTTTAATAATGCAATTGCTGAAGTACGTATTGCTAACGGTGGTAACGGTTACATTAGAGCTGTAAACTCTGCGCAAATCGGTGATGCAACTACGATTACATTATCGGCTGCTGATACTGCAAGCGCATCACAATACATTGGTATGAGAATAATGTTAACTGCAGGTAAAGGTACTGGACAATACGGCTATATTCAGGCATTTAATGCAGGTACAAAAGTTGCTACGATTTACCAAGAATCAACAGGTACTCCAGGTTGGGATGTTGCGGTAGCTGGCACACTAGTCCATACCGCATTAGATTCAACAACAACTTATAGCATTGAACCAAGAATTACATTTACTGGCACAGGCGGCTCAGGCGCAATAGCTAGAGCAGTTGTTTCAGGGAGTGCAATTAGTGCAATTAGAATCATTAATCCGGGTTCTGGATACACCGGTTCTATTACAATGAATATCATTGATCCAAATGCATCGAGCGCAGGTACATACACTGTAAGAAAACAAAATGGAGTTTTAGGACAACCAACATGGGGTAATAGAGGTACTAGCTATACAACTGCACTTGCTACTATTACAGGTGACGGTGTTGCTGAATTCTTACAAACTGGTTATTATTTAACAATCGAAGCACTGACTGATCTTCCTACACCTGGATCATCAATTGCAATTGCTGGAAATACTAACTTCTATGCTGTAGTTTTAGTATCTAGTCAATCTGGATCAGCTGGAAATTACACTGCAACATTACAAATTAATCCATCTTTATCAGTTGCATTAGCTCCTGATCAAGGTACTGCAGTAACAATACGAGCGCAATACAGTCAAGTACGATTAACTGGACATGACTTTTTAGCAATCGGAACAGGAAATGTTGTTTCTACAAACTATCCTAATAACCCGTTAGTACAGCCAACCGCTGCAGCACAAGTTACACAAAATGGTGGCGGACGTGTATTCTATACATGTACTGACCAAGATGGTAACTTTAACGTAGGTAATTTGTTTACTGTACAACAAGCGACTGGTATTGCTACTTTGAACGCTAGTAATTTTAACTTATCTGGATTATATAGTTTACAACTTAGCGGCAGTGGAGCAACGATTAGCCAATTTAGTACAGATGGCACATTTACTGCAAATAGTGATGCATTAATTCCTACACAACGAGCAATTAAAACATTTATTGCTAGCCAATTAGGTGCAGGTGGTGCAAACTTAGCAGTAACAAGTTTAACTGCTGGTAATATTTTTCAATCTAGTAATGTAATTACTACATTGAATAACGTTGATTTAGTAATTCAACCAGCAGCTGGTAACAAAGTTCAATTCCCAACCGGTGTTAATCACGGAACTGGATCTACGGAAAACTATGCAGCAGGATCTGCAATTACACACGAATCTGGATCAACTGATACGTATGCAGCAGGTTCACAATTAACCTTAAATGGTACTGCAACACAAAACACAGCACCAACAAATCCAACCGATGTACCAAATAAAAAATATGTTGATCGCGTTTTAACGCTAAACAACCTATGGACATCAGCTTGGTGATAAATAATAAAAACGATCTAGGAGTTATAATAAAATGACAACAGCTTCAAAATTTGGCGCACAAGACTTAAATGGTAACCCATTT